ATTAGGATTTTTAACGTCTGGCTTTACATCAACTGCCATATACGTTTTACGCATCCAAAAATGACGGCACGATCCTCCTCCTTTGTAAAGCCAAATATCATAAGTATCAGCTCCTTCAGGTCCCCAACCTTTATTTACAGGTATATCAGACATTTTAATTATATCTTCTTTTCTGTATATTTTTTTAGCAGCAACCATTTCTGAACAAAAATCTCTGCTTTCACTATCTGATTCTAGAGGCGAATATTGATATCTAACTTTAAATTTTTTATCATCTACCTGCTGATCTTGATTGCTATTTGCATTAGGTCTTGCTGTTCCTGTTGAAGCTAAGCCTATCATTTTATCTAAAGCTTCTTCCTGATCATAATCTACTTCTCTTTCATCAACTAAAATCCAATTTTCTAAATCTTCATCTTCACCAAATTGACTTAAGTTTTCATAAATTTCATCATAAGCCAACTTTGTATGCTTTGACATTTTTATTCCTGTCTCTTCTTCTTGTGTTTCAGCATCCTCTACGTTTTCTAAGTCTGTAAATTCTAAAGGCTGTAAAGTTTTAAAATATAGATTAAGTGAAATGTTATTATAAGCTAGTATTTGATCAAAGGCATCTATTAATAAAGTTTGAAAAGGTCTAATAACTGTGTTGTCCATTAAAATAGAGGCTGTTTTTAGCTCGTCTGCGTTGTTTCCTAACCCACTATTATCTTTGATTCCTAAAAGCATAGGAGAAACGATTCTATGACTTACTAGTATCTTTCTAGCACTCTCATCAGATAAAAACTGGTATTGATTGTGGGCATCAGATAATTGTACAGGTTCTATATTTGCCTGAGCATCTGAATTATCATTAAAGCTAAGAATAAATTTACCTGCATTTGAACTGCCTGAAAACTTTTCATATATTTTCTGTTCTATTAGTCTTCTTTGTTCTTCATTAGGTACACCATTGTTAAAATTAATTAGCATACTAGGTGCTAGCCCATTCATTATATTGTTTAAGTGATAGTTGCTTATCTCTTCCTCTAGTTCGCTATATTGTAAGCCTCCCTGATAGTCTACTGGTGAGTAGTAATAGAATCCTGCTCTATAAGGCTTAACTACATATATCTCTATTGATTCTTTGCTAGTTCCAAAACAAGGTATTCTTTTAGGTTGTTCGCTAGGCTTTATACTAGACCAGTCTTTATGATAGTAGTATGCTTCTATATCTCCGTCTTCGTTGCATTTTTCAGCTCTTAGCGTTTCAATAGGAAAGTGTTCTAATTGTGCTACCTTAGTTCTATCCTTAGAATATATAATTTGCATTGCACAGCTACCCATCAATTTAAGATCAAAAGCTAACTTTCTAACACAATCTTTTTTAAGTAAAGAAATTGCTTGTGCATATTGATCAGGCTTTCTACTAGAATCTGTAGCATCTAAACCTTTACCATATATCATTTCTGACAAGCCATTTATTGCAGCATTGTTTGTAGGAGAACCATTATATCTGTCAATTAAGAATTGATAGTAGTTATTATCCTCTCCGTAAGAAATCCAATCTCTGTTTTTTACTTCTATAATTTTTGGTGAAGTATAAGTGCTAAGGTTTACCATATGCACCTGAGAGGATGTTTTAGGTTTTGGAGCAGTTCTGTAATTTTTTACTTTTTTCATATTATGATATAATCGTTGTCGTGTGTATTTTCTGTAACATATTCATTCTTATTCACACTATAATATTCATCTTCTGTTTGGTCTAAATTTTGATCAGTACAGAATATCTTATCTTTATATAATGATAGTGCAGCACCTTGTGAGGCATCCCAAGTATCTGAGTTTAATTCCCAAACTAAAGTATTTTGCTCAAATAAGTTAGGATCAACTACAAAATCGAAATCATAGAACCTACCTTCTATTAAATTAAAACTAGCAGTATAAACTAGTTCATCTTCATCTTGCACTAAATCAACAACTTCGTTTGTAGTTTCGTTAGTACTGTCATCCCTTATATAAAGAGTTGCACTTGTAACATATTCTCTTGGAACAAATCTAAGTGTTTGATCTGACGAGCTTGTAGTAAGTATCTTCATATCTATATAACGATTCTATATATTTATTTTGTATTGAGATAAAAAAAAAGGCTAACATTTCTGCTAGCCCCTTTTAATTGTAAAAAAAATTACTAAGCGTCAGGGTCAATTTGACTAGCTGAAGCGTCATCTGTAATTACAGTAGAAGTAACAAAATAAGCAGGATCTGTTTCCATAGCTTCAAATGTTAAGGTAAATCCTGAAAGGTCAGCCATAGCTGCGCCTGAAACAATAGTGCCACCTGTTACCTCTGCTCCGTGTTCAAGTCCTACTAAGAAAAAGTTTCCGTTATAGTCTTCGATTGCAACGTGAGGTCTAGCTGCTGCCAGTAATTTAATTTCCTCTTGTGTAGACTTATCTAAAAATGTCAAAGTCAAGTTTAATGTTTGAGTATAAAATGTCGTACCATTTTCACGTGAAGAATTTACAGTTGTTTCTAAGCTAGAATTTCCTTTAATATCAAATTGATACCAAGTTGGCGTTCCTGCTATAGCTGTAATTTCTCCTGCTGCAATAGTAGCTGTACCTAGTGTTCCGTAATCTGCAAAGTAGACTGTTTTCAATCCACCTACAGCCGATTTACAAGGTAACGATCTTCCTGATGTTAATGCGCAAGCCATAGTTTTATATTATTAAAAAAGGGTGAGCAGGAATCTTCCTAACCCACCCTCTATATTAGACAATTATTATTATTATGCTAAAGTTAGTAAAGACAGGTCTGAACCAATTCCGTACTGTACTCCTGCTGTGAATCTCATAACAACTCTTACATTTTGAGAACCATCTAAGTCAGCCATATCTAACAATTTAACTTCTTGGTGATCTGACAATAGACCTGTACCGAAGTATATGTTAGATTTTTGCCCTGCAACAATATGATCAGAAGGCATTCCTGGTGCTAGAACAACTTTTATTCCATCAAAAGATAATGCATTACCCATATTATACCATTGTGAACCTCTTGTATCTGTACCTGAAGCACCAACTCCATTTGCAGCATATCCACCTAAATGACGAATATAAGATTGCCAAGCAGCAGTTGGCACATAGATGTTTAGGTCTTCTTTGCCATAAACAGCAGAAGGAAGTGCATCTACAACATTTTCTAACAAAGTTTTAATGTTTGTGCTAGAAAAAGCAGTTTCGCCACCATTAGCAGCATCGTTTACGTCAGCGTCAGCAGCAGCTAATACTGTGATACCATCAAATTCACCTGCGTTGCCTGTGACACCTGCCCAAATGTTTTGCTCATTCTTCTCAGCTACTAAACCACCAACGTGATTAATTAAGAAATCACTAAACTGTGGAGGTAAGTTGTCAAAAGCTGAATAGCCCATCTGTACTGCTTCCCAATCTGAGTGAAAATCTTTCTTACATAACTCAAGGTTTACTTGGAACTCTTCAGGTTGAAGGATTCTCTCAGTAAGAGTGATAGTTGCTGTGTCTGTAAAGTCACAAGTAGCATCTTTAATTACATTAGCGTCAGTTGCTAATTTTTTAATAACCTCTTTGTATTTTACATTTGGTTTAATTTCGATATTACCTTGATCCAATGTTGGAGAAGACAATAATGCAGCAGAGATGTACTTCCCTGCAAATTCGCCAGCATATGTACTGGTAATACTAGTTGTTGTTGCCATTTTTATTATTTTAATTTATGTTTGCAAATTTTTGAAATACACGATCTCTAGTGGTCAATGCTCTTTTTTGAGCATATAGAACACGTTCTTTTTTATCTTCTGCCTCTGGATTATGCTTTAATGGAGCAGCAGCAGGTTTTGATAATTCTTCTTTTAATTGTGCTTCTTCGTCAGCAGCTTCTTCTTTGCCATCAATCATAGCTTTGATCTCTTCAATCATTGATACAACTTCAGCTAATTCTTCTCTTGTGACGTAATTCATTTCTTCTTTCTCTTCAGCCTCTTCTTCTTTTTCTTCATAGGCTTTGATTTCAGAAATAACACCTTCCTCTGATACCAATAAGACTTGACCATCTTCCATAGTGTACTCTCCTATTGGAACAGCTACTTTTTCATCTTCTGTTAAGATAAAAATTTCATTTCCTGCTTCAAAAGCTTCTGCCTCTAAAACAGTGCCGTTTTCTAGTTTCATTTGAGCAAAGCTTAACTTTGATTCTTCGTTTGTCTCTGCATTAGCTTCTACATTTTCAGTAGCAACCTCTTGCTCTTTGACATCTTCCGATAACTCAATGCCTAGAATGTTTTTTATTTCTTTTAGCATTTCTGTTGGGTTTTTCATATTAATATAGCGATTATAGATTGTTATTTTGTATTTTCAATTATTTCCATATATATTACCTATCCCTTGAGCCCACAAAGAACCATCACAACATTTTTTTGAATAAGTATTAGTGTCCTTGCAAAGGCAACCCCTTGAGCTGCTTTTTGGACTTGTTCTACTAGGAGTTTTCCGCCATTTACGCATAATTCTGTGTTTTTTGTATAAAGTATTCTATATCCCAAATTGTAGAAGTTCCGCCGTGAGACTGTATATATAATGAAGCACCGTTATCTAAGAAACTTTGGTCTATATAATATTGAAGCATATTGTGAAATACTTGTGGTATTGCATTTCCCTTTATATATGCTAAGGCAATATCTAAATTTTCAATTATACCTCCACCGTTCTGTATTGATAAGTTTAAGTGAGTTTGATTAGCGTTTGGAGCTTGTGCTTTCCATTCTACAGTAATTATATAAACATCATTTAGATTGTCGCCTTTTATTTTTTGATTTGTATCATTCTGATAATAGTCAACAAAAGAATCACTTGTTAATACATTGCCTTTATTATTTGGCAATATAGTTAAAGTGTCAGCAGCTAAAGAAAGTGGACTTGCCTCTGTATACTCTGTGTCCATATATCTACCCCAACCTAATCCACTATAAGCACCACCTTGAGGATAAATCTTTCTCCACTCCCCGTTCCAAACAGTATAAACGCCAGTAGAAGTAGTTACGTAAGCACCCTCTTCTATTTTGTAGGCTTCTCTTATTTCATCAGAGTCTACATCTACCTGTACTTTGTATGAAGTATTTTTAATCATATCTTAATCTATTGGAACACAATTCGGAACCATTTTTTTGCCTTTCTTTTTATAGCCTATCATTTCATAGCCATCCCAACAAGGATCATCTTTATCTTTTTCTAGGTTATGTTGCTCGCAAGGCATATACCAAATTTTCCCCTCGTATTCGTGTTCGTGATATTTTTCACATCCTAAATCCTTTGCAGCTTCTATCGCTTGTTCTTTAGTAGCGTAGGCTAATCTGTCATCTATGATAGCAGTATTCTCATCAATTATTTGTGATCCTACATACATATCTAGTTTTTTAAGTTTGTTGATTGCCCACTCAACTCCTGAAGTGCCACCCCAAGCATCCCACATAAGACCTCCACATCCTTCTGAATAAGGTACATCTTTGTTTTGTTGATGTCTTTTAAAAGATGCCATTCTTGCTATTGTATCTCTTGTTAAAGGTTCTCTTTTTGCTAATTGATTTGCTCTTTGTTTTCCAACTGCTGTTCCACAAGAACCCCA